ATGCAGCGGGGTATAGCCATAACTAGATTCCGCATTTACAACTGCATAATTCTCAATGAGCAACTTCACTACTTCTGTATGGCCATTTTCTGCAGCCCTATGCAGCGGGGTGTAGGCACAACTATCTCTGACATTTACATCTATTTTTTGTTGCAGTAATTTTTTAATTTTTTTAATTTTATCTTCAGTTAATTTTCTTTTCGATAATTTACATAAGTTCAAAAGTTTTTGTGAATTTTCTTCAATTTCTTTTAATATTTCTTCACTCATTATTTAATTCCTTCCGTAGATTCTTTATATTCATCATTTGGATTACTCGACTGAGTTGAGTGATTATCATGATAATATTCTTGCAGGGAGGTTTGTTGATACATACCGCTTTGAGTCATTTTTACTCCTAAAACTTTGAAATATTGTTCTCTTAAAATTTCACCATGTAAATGTTGAACATAACAACAATTCGCATGGGGATGGATAGGAAAAGTTTTTTCACAGTCTGCGCATTTAATAACTGATTTTACGATATATAATTTATCAAAGCTCGCTTCCGTCGTAATTCCTATTGAAGGATGCTTGCACAGTAGTTTCTTAATTATCTGTAACATTTTCTTTCCTTTTATAAGTATCAATATATATTTTTGAAAAACCATCAATAATTTTATATGCCGAATCAGCATCCATTTTTATATCATAAATTTTTGAATACTCTTGCAGTAAGAAAGATATTCTTGCGTTTAGAAAAGAAGCGATATGCAGATACAAATATATATATTCTGCTGGATCATCATCACATTTAAACTCTTCAGTAAACGCAGGAATAATTTCTACTATGATTTTTTTCACAATATCAGCTACTTTTTCTAACGAACTAATAGAATCTTTAACTATCATGTTATTTAATCCTGAAAATCTTCGTATTTATATTCAACATTCAACTCTTTCAATTTATCAACAATTCTTTTGATATTGTGAATTTGTGGCTTATGTCTTCCTATTTCCCATTGAGAAATAATCGAGTGATGGAACCCTAAAACTTTCCCTAATGCCCGTTGAGACATCCCTAATTGCATTCGAGCTTTTTTTATACATTCTTGAGCTGACATATTTTCTCCTCTTATTAAGAACAACTTTATATATTATCGATGGTTAAAGTGTCAACAGTTTATTTAATAGTATAACAAATTTATATAATAGTGTTGACACGTGCAAGCAATTTATATAATATTTCGCCATACAATAAATAAAGAGGGTATGGAAATGGAAACAGAAATAGAAAATTTAGCATTAAAAATAGCCAATGAAATTATATCGATGAGAGATTTTTACCCACAACTATGTGATTATAATAAAATAAGAAGGCTATTAAATTTAGCCGATCTATTAATAAACGCCATGGAAGGAGTTATATAATGAATACATCTATTTCATCTTATCTTAATGGTTTAATCCTCGAATATGGTCGCCGTTCCATAGATGGTTTTTCTCTCGATGTTTCAGATATTGAAGCTAAAGAAAAAGAAAGCCTTATATTTTATTTATTAAATAATGATCCAGGCATGAAAGAAACTGTCGTTGATTATATTAATTTTTTAATTAACGAAAGAATACCATTATTTAATGCAGAATATAATTACTCGCAAGGATTATGGACGGAACACGATAGTCAAACTGGTGAAGTTATTTGGATGAGGGCATAGTCATGTTAACAGAAGAACAAAAAGAAAATAGAAAAAAAGGTATAGGTGCAAGTGAAGCTGCAATTGTTATGGGATTAAATAAATATATTTCGCCATATCAACTATGGTTAATTAAAACTGGGCAAGCTGAACCAGAAGATATTTCAGACTTACCACAAGTTTACTGGGGTAATATGCATGAGGACAATATTGCTACTCATTATGCTAAACTTACAAATTGCGAAGTAAAACGTGTGCCAGAAACTTTGTATCATAAAGATTATCAATTTATTTTATGCCACTTAGATAGAGAAGTTGTCGGGCAAAGAAAAATATTAGAATGTAAATTTGCAATGTTTGCACGTGATGAATGGGGCACAAGTGGTAGTGATATAGTTCCTATAAATTATATAATTCAAGTTCAACATCAATTAGCTGTAACTGGATATGAAGAGGCTGACTTAGCCGTTCTAATTGGTGGTTGGGATTATAGGATATATCATTTTAAACGTGATGAAAAAATTATTGAAAAAATAATTGAAGAACTTTCTATTTTTTGGAAATGTGTTGAAGATAAAGTACCACCACCTTTACGCGATAGAACAGATGTGCAACTGGCTTACCCTTTTAATAACGATAAAATTATAGAAGCAGAACCAGAAATTGTTAAAGCGATTGAGGAGTTTAGAGAAGTTAGAGCGCAATCAAAACAGTTGGATGAGAAAAAGGAAAAACTGACAAATATAATTATAATGAACATAAAAGAATACGAAGGCTTAAGAAATGATTCTCAAGTTTTAGCAACTTTCAAAGCAACTGCGCGCGGTAATAGAGTCTTAAAAATAAGTGAGGCCAGAATATGAAGTATTTAGCAATGTGGGAACAAAAAGAAAGTTTAGCTGAAATAAAACAAATATTCGCTCCTAAATTAACACCCCTTGAATTTATAACGTTTGTTGAGATGGGTAAAACGACTGGATTGAATCCTTTTTTAAAAGAAATATGGGCAGTTAAATACGATGATAGAAGCCCAGCACAAATTTTTATTGGACGTGATGGATATAGAAAAAGTGCGCAACGTCATCCATTGTATGATTATCATAATGCTGATGCAATTTATAGCAATGATACTTTTATTGTACGTAATAATGGTGAAGTTACTCATACCTATGATCTGAAAGATAGAGGAAATTTGTTAGGTGGTTACTGTGTTGTTAAAAGAAAAGAATCATCAAGGCCAATGTATAATTTTGTTGAATTAAAGGAATACTATAAATCGCAAAGCGTTTGGAAAGATAAGCCTGCTACGATGATTAAAAAAGTTGCGGAATCTCAAGGATTGAAAGCAGCTTTTCAGGAATTATTTGCTAATAGTTATTGTGAGTTTGAAGAAATTGAAAAAGATAAACCCATCAGAAAAAACGGCAAAGGCGTTGAAGGATTAAAAGAAGTATTGGGAATAACTGAGCCCATTGTAGAAATAGCAGAAGAAGTAATAGAAGAAAATATAGATATTGATGATATTAAATGGAAAATAGAAACAGCCAGTACAATAAAACAATTATTGGAAGTTTCAGAAAAGGCAAAACTTTTACCTAAAGATAAGATAGCTGAAATTAGAACCCTATATCGCGAAAGGGAAAAAGTAATCGCTGAGAGTATCAAATAGTTAAGAAATTAAGGGTACAATTTATACGTACCCTATTTCTTCCTTTTTCCTAATCTTTTAAGTGCCTCATGTTCTTCTTTTTCATGATATGAAATTTCTGACCTATATTTCTTAAACTTTTTCTCAACTTCTATTTTTCCAGCACGCGTATTTTTACCCATCAATTCGTGTTTATTTAAATGGGATTCCATACCCTCTAATTTTCTGTAACCTTTAGGATATTTTTTCTTTTCTTTAGCATCTGCTTCGCTATGCGCAGATTTATAATTACGATCATGATAAGGGTAACCATGATCGCTAAGTTTATTTACGAATTTAGATTTTCCCATTAACGTATACGCCTAGCATAGATTCCACCACTAACGGTGCAAGTTCCGGAAGGGAATGTTGCACTAACACTTATATAGACAGTCGTTGTATTACTTAAACTATATCTAAAAGTAGGCACAGGAAATCCCGTATTTCCTAAATTCATAGAATTCACAGTTATGATACTTTGCAAAGAAGCATCCGGAGCGGTAGCAGATATAGTGTTCGTCCAAACAACAAGAGCGGTCGCACCTGAAGTTGGAGCAAAATATACATTTCCAAATACGTCCCAATCACCAGCAGTTAAAGATATAGAGGTCAAATCAGTGAATCCCCCACTAGTTAATGATATTCCTGAACCTGATAAAATAACACTAGATATAAACTCACCAACAAATCCAGCAGAAGCATTATTATTTGTAGTTGTTCCAACAATACCATTAGTTGAAGGACTAAATGTTAAACTATTGGCGGTTGCAACTCCTACTGCTGGAGTTATCAGAGTAGGGGACGTTGCGCCTACAAATGCTCCTGTACCTGTTTGACCAGATAAACTTGTATTGACTCCATTATTTAGTACGCTCATTTATTAATTCCTTTTAAGTAACAGTTAGAGAAGAAGCAACAACATTTCTAACGGTAAATTCTACATTTGCTTTGCTGCAAGTTAGAGTAATACAATCTGATGCATGCGTTGATGCCAATGAGCCCCCGGTACCACTTGTCGTTGCACTTGTCCCAAATATAATTTGTTGTCCTGCATTCTGTGCTATAGACCATCCATTTTGCCTACCCAAAATATATATCGTATCGCCTATAGCTGCAGTTGTAGGTAATGTGAAAACAACATTCCCAGCAGTTCTATCTGCTATGTAACCATTATTAACAGCAAGTAATTGAGTAGCGCCCGTAACATCTGTCCAACTTGTACCACCACCACTTGTGCTAATAGTTATTGTACCAGCAGAATTTGCGATTGTTACACCGCTACCGGCTGTTAATGTTGAAGGTGTGGGGTCAGCGCCAGTCGATCCAATTAATAATTGTCCATTAGTTAATGTTACGAAATTAAAATTAGATGCGCCTTCGGCAATTGGAAGAGTATGCACGGTTGGACTTGCAACTCCAGTACCGCCATGTGCTGGGTTAATAATACCAGATGCACTGGATGCGACTTGTGCCCAAACAGCACTAGTTGCACTACCGGATGTTGTGCATACATATAGTATTGAATCTGTCGTATCCCAACAAAACTGATACACATTACCTGCAACAACCCCATTAGGATTGCCAGCATTATTTAAAATTGTGCTGGATAACATTAAATTAAATACTTGCTGCATAGTTTCTTGAACAGATGTACCAGGAGATGAAGGCGATATATATCCTTGTACTGCGCAGATAATATCTGACATTAATACATTAGTTACCGATGGAAGTTGGGTGAACATTTCATTAGACATGAATTTATTTCCTTATAAATTATGCTGGATACCATGTAGTTGTTCCTAAATCATAAATCATCGAAAACGCTTGCCCTACTACTAGTGTTGTTGGTTGTCCGATGATGGTATGTCCATTACCACTTACAGTTAATGAAGTAATAATTTGTGTTGTTGATACTTTCATTAATTGTCCAGGGACGGGGGATGGTGGCATATCAATTGTTAATGTTGTCAGGGTGCCAGAAGGATTCAGTATTGTTAATGAATCTTCTGAATTCAAAGTTACTGTTCCACCACTGGAAGGTGCTTCTATTGTATAACCTAAAATTGCTAATCCTTTAACATTCGTTAAATTTCCAGCACTATCGATTTGCACAGCAAGACCAGCAGAATTTGTAAGGTTGAAGTAATAACCACCTTCAAAAGTTGTTTGCCATTGGTTTGCTGCGAAATCTGGTACAGGCGTGCTGTTTGAATCTCCCCATACAACTGATCCAGAATTATTTGAAGCGGCATTATTACCAATTGCGAAACCAAAACGTCCATTTGTAACGCATCCAAATCCAAATGAAAAGCTAGACAATCCATTCGCCTGACAAGAATTCCCAAAAGATAGTGAATAAGAGCTAGTAACGGATGAATTACCGAATGCAAAACTAAAAGATGCTGTTCCTCCAGATGAGGTAGATGTACCGAAAACAAAATTATTTGAACCCGTACTTATGGCGGATGAATTACCGAATGCAAAACTAAAATTTTCTGAATTTGTACAACTGTTTCCAAAACAAAAATTGTATCCTGTTCCATTGCTAGTGCATGTTGTTCCAAATACAAAAGAATTATTATCACTAGCTAAAGAATTTGTATCACCATATGCTAAAGAATAATTTCCACTAGCAACAGCTGTGCCGTCACCACCAATTCCAGAATCTGTACCCGTACCAATTGTCCATACAAATTCTGCATTACTACCTAATTGAAGTGATGACCAACCAGCAGCCGTCGTGAGGACAGTTGAAATAGAAGTTAAAACCGCAGCATCACCAGTATTTAAGGTTGTTATCGTATTACTTCCTGAAGATTCAACAGTTACTGTGCCAGTTGAGCGATTCACAATAAGATAAGATTGACCTAGAACTAAAGTAGAAACGACAGGCATTTTTACTGTCTGCGTCATTGTCCCAGTAAAATATTGCTGGTAGTTACTTGATACTAGAAGAGTTGTGGTTCCGCCGGTGGTGTTAGTTGAAGTATATCCCGGGATAAAATTATTAGCAGAGAAATTCTTACTTGCATCCCATCCAGCCCAAGAGGTAACAGCCGGCACGGTGGTAACTAAAGTTTTTCCCGTGCCACCCTGTGCAATTGCGATACTTGAACCACTCCAAGTACCAGAAAGTATAGTGCCTACACCAGTAATATTATTTTGTACTGTACTTGGCAACGTAGATGAAATTGATGGCACACCAGCACTACTGGTAATTAATACGCCGCTATCAGCGGTTGCTAAACCTACTATCACATTTGCAGATGAAGAATAAAGCAACTGATTTATAGTTGTCGTTCCAGGGTATGTTGCTGTAGAGAATACTGGCGGCAAACTAGCAACTGATAATAGGACTTGATTAGAAGTTGAAGTAGATGGAAAAGATGCAAACTGAGCTGAAAAGTTTTGGAAAGTCATCGCAGCATCATTTCCGCTTCCGTATGGCGATTGACTAAAATACATCAAGTCTGTCGATGCATTTGTCGTAATTGGATTGGTAGTAAAAATCTGATCTAGATTCTTTGACATATCAATTCCTTTTGATATTCATTTTTTTAAAGTAACAAGAAATCTGTTCCGTCTAATAATAAAAAATTACTTCCATCTAATAATAAAAAATTATTTCCTGACGGAGGGATGATAAAGGCTCTTATATTATTAGCATTGTTAAATATACTATCAACTGCAAAATTAAAATCATTAATATTTGGTTGGTCATTACGAGCTAGCATATAAAATAACTCCAATATCAGCAGAATTAGTACCATTGTTTAAAAGATTAATTGTGGTCGCTGATGTTCCATTTGCTTGTAAGGATGGTAACACACGAGAACCTGGTAATAATTCTGAAGTAGTACTAGCAAATGTTGCTCCAGCAGGCGCTGAGGCAGAACCATTATAAGCGACCCAGATATCACTCCCTGGCTGATATGAAAAAGATACAATCCAACTTTGTACATTTGTAGGAAGTGTAATGGTTGCATTTCCAGCGCTAGCTAAGGTTGTAGAATATTTATCAGTCGAGACTGGTGGTGCAAATGTATTATACCCTTGCGTATCTCGCCCGAAGTTAAGCTTAGTTGTCATGAGTTATCTCCTTATAACTTAATAAAAATATTATAAAATGTTGATGGTTGAATTATATTAAATGGAAATCCAGCAGATGGATTAGATATCGTCAATGCCACTCCTTGCGATCCACTTCCGCCGACTGCTATTTGTGTACTTCCACCCGTTTGATAATTAAAGCTAGTACTCGTTAAATTCCCCCCGATTACAGAAGGTAATTCGCGCTGTAATAAATTGTGTAAGTATTCCCCCGTTTCAGACCCAATAGGTTGAACTACCAGTGAGCAATCGCTACCATTAGTAGAATTATAGGCTACATAACTATTACCTACATAATTTGCAAAAGTATCTGACAATAAAAATGTATTGCTAGTAATAGCAGTGATGTAATAAACCGCATTGGCAAATATTGCATTTGGTAAAGTTCCTGTTGTAGTAAATGCAATTGTTTGCCCATCATATAAACCAGTTGCATTCGATACAGTTGCCAGTAAGTTTCCACCACTATTACTAAATGTAACTGCCTGCGTAAATGGCGCAATCAGTGCAGCAGCAGGTACGGTACCCATTAGCACACGACCAAAACTTTGTGTTAATGCTAATTGATTATTTGAATTAAAATCTATAATGGCAGAAGTTCCAAAATTAGTAGCTGATCCACCCATTGTGTACATCTGACAAATTTGGTTGAAATTACCCCCACTATCATAAGGCTTGGCAATACTCCAAAATAAATTAAATAATTGCCAGGTATCTTGATTAGCACGCGTTGTCGCTAAAGATGATGCATTACCGATAGTTCCATTATTCATCGGTACCCAACCATAAGGATAAAATGAATTAATAGACGTCCTTAAATCTCCAGTCCGTGGGCTATTAATAAATGCATCTATATCATCATAGGTATCAAAGTCATTATCAGGTACTTCTGTACTACTTAGATAAAGTTGTGGTTTAGTGTGATTAATTTCAAAGGTTACACCAACAGGATATTGAATTTGCAAGTAAAGGGCATCATCACCGCCATCACCTAAAGTTAAATCTGATGCTGATGGAAATACAAATGGAACTATAAATTTAGTCCAGTTATTATTTAATGTTAGGGTTTGCAAAATAATCGGGCTTGGAGATGTAACACCAGTTCCTAAAAATTGGTATATAGCCAATGTAAGAGTATTATTTGTATTTCCACCAACATTTTGTCCATGTACAACAATGGAAGAGGCAACACTTTCTAAAGTTTTAATGTGCAATGATATTGGGAATTGTATGCACTTTAAAGATTCACCACTTTCTGAAGCAGAGCAATTAAAATTTATATAATATTCAGGTGTAATATCATCAACTAAAACCTGGCCTGCCTCATCTCCAGGAATAAATTTAGTGAATGTAATGTTATCAGTTGCACCAGTAGTATTTTTTATAAACTGAATATCAGGCATACTAAAACCATCATGTTGTGATGGTGCTATGACCATACTCGTAACATTAGTTAAATTAGCAGTACCAATATTTCTCCAAAAAACATTATTTATTAAATAATTTCTTTGAGTTGATATCGGGGTTGGTGAAGAACTTGTTACAACATATGGAAAGTCTTGCCGAGTGAATTGCTGTTGCCCATTGGAGTTCACAACAACAACATAATAGGGTTGTGGTGTTTGATTATCAACCTCACTATAAGGATAGTAATAAGGGATGATATCGTTACCATTTGCATCTTGCATGGTACCAACGCCACTCAGAGTCATTGGATTTGGTAATGGAACGAATGAATACATACCAGCGGTGCCGCTTAAGGTATACCAATTTTTAAATGTAGTGCGAGAATTATCCTGGTACATTGTAATTGTACCATTTGCTAAAGGTAATCCTGTTGCATTATCGACTAGATAATCTTGCAACATTGCCGCACTAATCAGTAATGCTGGATTAATTGCCATTCCTTGGCTTCCTTTTAAATATTCCTATTGAGCATTTGCATTCTTATTTGCATTATATCCTGCAATACCTCTACCTGCCCCATAAAATATTGGTGCAGATTTCTTAAATAAATTCTGTACAACAGGATTTTGTACAAAATGAACTAATGCTGGTTCTATATAATGCGCCATCATTCCCGCTCCCACCCCACCTAGTAGCCCCCCCCCATATCCAGGCCATGGAGTTAAATGTCCGCCAGCTAATGAAGCGCCGATTGGCAAAGCATATTGTACAGCATCACCAACTTTTATTTTTTTACCTAATTCACTAGCAATTTGAGCTAAGTAATGATCTTGAGGAATCGCACCACTTTCTAATCCTGAAGTAATTGCATTATATAAATCTTTTGGTTGTATATTAGACTTTCCTGCTGATACTTGTCTTAAAGTTTTATTAGATAATGCAGGTGAAATTAATTCCCTAGTAATATAACGACCTTGATTATATTGTGCGGCAGCCTTTGGATCAACACTTTGTAAATGATTTGTTATTAAATCTAAAATATCCTCTCTAGCGCCATTCATTGCACTTATTGCTTCATTAGAATAAGCATCGCCTTTTTTTATATTATTTATTGCACTAAATATTTGGCTCTGAAGTTTATGTGCATTATCTAAATTAGGCTTATTTAAAAAATTTTCATACATTTTTTTAACTGACATCGGAAAATATTTTACCGAATCAGGATTTATTATTTTATTGACATCAATCAAGTTAGATTGATCTGCATGGTCTATATAAGAAACTGGCTCATGTAAATCACTATACGTAGCTTTTATATCTTCTGGCAAATATCCCAAATAATTATTATTTTCAATATCCGTTGGCGATGAATTAGCAATTATATCTTCCTTATAAGGATCGATGTAGGAGTATGCTTCCTGTTGATATTGTTTAGCGTTTTTAACATAATCAGCAATATTTCCTGCTTGTTTTTGTGCGAAATCCAAAGGATTTATTAATTCAGCTAATTGTGAAACTAAACGAATAGGGGTTGTTAGGCCTTCCATTAATGCTTGTTGGCCACCAAAATCTTTTGCGCCTTGTTCAGGATTTTTGTTAGTTGCAAATCCCCAGGCAGCTTGTGGGATTATTCTATTAGCCATATTTGTTGCGCCAGATAGCAACGTCCCAATATAAGGTATATTTTCTGCTGCTTCCGCAGCAGTACCCAATCCAAATCCTCCTAAATCAAGTGCAGGCATATTTTTTACTAATGCTTGGACAAGATTATTCGTAGTGTTTTGTGGCAACTTCAACATTTGGCTTGCATTATAATCTTGTTGTCTTGGAATGGCTTGTGCAGTAGATGGATTTATTATGCCTTTAGATGACATAAAATTAGCAATATTAGAAGGCGCATTTATAATAGAATGCCCAAGCTCCATTCCACCTGCTAAAATATTTGGCGCAAGTTGCCCAAGAAAAGTCCCATAAAATCCCGAGCCACCATTATAAGGTTGTATTTGTTGTTCATTATCATTTGCTAGTTGTCCACCTTGTGAAGTTAAATCATAAATAGATTGGTTTGCATTAGTACTTAAATTTTCTCCTATACTAGATAAATCAAAGCGCGTTTTAGCCATTATTGTTTTGCTCCTGCTGGCTGGGCTGCACCCATTTGCTGCTCAATTAATCTCAATGCTTTATCTATTGTATCTGGATCATTAGGTATATTCCAATATGCTCCATCTGGTGTACGCATTTTTACTTTTTTACCATCTTGACTTATTCCAACAACATATTTATTTAAATCTACTGCAAGTTGTCCCGTAGCATTTAGATCATAACCACCTGTAGAGCCCATTTGTTCTTGTATAGAAGGACGTATTTGCATTTGTAATTCATTAACTATTTTATCCATTCTATCTGTATAAGCTTTTCCTGAATCGGTAGGATGCTGTGCCAGCATGTCTTCATATCTATTAAATAAACTCGTAGATTGAGCATTAGGAAAAATCAATTTTAATAAATCAGCAGCTTGTGTTACTTCTGCTTTATACGTAGTATATCTACCTGCTTTGTCAGGATCATCACTTACTATTTCTCCAGGTAATCCCCATTTATTTAAAACCGTACTAATACCACTACGCATTGTATCTAATTTACTTTCTGGTGCAGTGAATTCCTGTCCATCACTTTTTATTTGTGGCATTAACTTGCTAATCATATCAATAGAAGTAATTGCTTTTTGTGCTTGGGCAACATTATCGATGGTAGGAGGAACCATTTGTCGTCCATCTAATGTGATATAGGCCATGCCAGGAGGATGTATTTGCTCTGCATAAGTACCAGTCATTTTTTGCTGTGCACCTTGCTGTATATTTGGAGAGGGTAAATTAGGATTATTCTGTACAGAACTATTATTTTGTGTTGGTGGTAGCGAATTTGCATTAGGTGCATCGGGTGAACCACCTTGCTGTATATTTGTAGAGGGTAAAATAGGATTATTCTGTACAGAACTATTATTTTGTGTTGGTGCTAGCGAATTTGCATTAGGTGCATCAGTTTGTTGTAATAATTTCGATATTAAACTAACCATTTGTTGTCGTTGGTCTGGTAACATTGCTAATGCTAAAGGACTTGATGCAATTTGTGCTAAGGGTGCAAATTGTTGTCCAAAAATTTGCGATTGCAGTAATTTCGGTGCATAGTGTGCTTGAACTGCATTCGTATAATTAGACAAAGCATTTTGAATTAAATTCCCAAAAGGAGATGCTTGCTGAGCGCTTAATAATGGAAACTGCGCGGGAGTAAATGGCATTCTATGACCCTCCAAAGGCGCTTAACATTCCTAATCCACCGAATATATTGCTAAAAGCAGACCCTTGTGACTGATTTTGCGCTGCTTTTCCAGCATAAGATAACCCTGCTTGATTAGCTAATGCTTGAGCTATCTGATCCGACATATTAGTTGCAGCACCAAAACCCATAGTGGCTAACCCTTGTTCGCCTTGTAATCCCTGGCCATATAACCCAATCGCTGGATTAAGAAAATTATAATAATCTTGGTTTCCAATATTTGTTGCAAGTTGCATATTTTGCTGTTCGTGCTGTGGTGATCCAGCCATTCCACCAGCAGCGGCTGCATGCCCTGAGCCTTGGAGTGCTTGCTGTAATGCAAATTGAAACCCTGGCGATTGGTGATAACTAGAACCAATCTGATTTAACATGCCTCCGGGATTATTTAGAAGATTCCCGTATTGGCCTTGAAGATTAGATAATGCGCCTGATCCAGCATTGATATAAGGATTATAATAAGGAGATATAGCACCAGGAATTTGGCTAAGATAACCTTGTGCGCCGTTTGCAGGATTACTGTCATTACCAAATAAACCCCATAAACCAGCGCCTATTGAACCGGCACCCATTCCTTGGCCTATATCATTTAAAAAATTCCCTGATTGCATATGCAATTCCTTTTACGTTTCTTTTACGTCAATGTAAACGTCATCCATGTACCGTTTATATTACCTTTAAATTCATTGTTTGTAGAGTCATAAACGATATTAGCAAAAGATTGAGTGCCAGTTAAAAGGACAATATCACTGGCTATTTCTTGTGGAATAACAAACCCTTCTGGCTTAAAATTAGTTTGTAATGCTAAAATAAGTTGATCAAAGAATAATTGGAAATCTTTACTCATATAACCATTCTCATCAACTAATTTAACATTAGATGGAAAATCAGGGAATATAGTTAACGGTTTTTTAACTTGTGTTGCCATATTAGCTATCCTTTTATTGATGTATATTCAAAATGCCGTCAGTTGCTACGAATCTTCCGAGTCCCCAAAATCTGAATTGGGCTACGAAATCATTTGCAATACCGCATTGCCACCACATCAATTTATTTCTACGATTAGCCCACGGATTTAACACATAAGGAAAATCACTACTGAAACTTTCCCCACCATCTATTGATATAGAAAAATCAACACGTGGTTGTACATTAATAATTTCTGATTGCTGCGCTATTAAGAAATCAAAGTCAGTATTATCAAATTGTTGATAAACGAACATATTACCATCTTGTGATGTAATAAATTTACCATCTTGCGTCTGCATGAAAATATTATTTCCTTGCGTTATCAAGAATTTACTATCTTGCGTTATTAAAAATATTGGAGAAACTATTTGTTGTTGGTAAGGTATTTGCCCAGTTTCAATAGTAAAACCGATATCATTTGCTATAAAATATTCTTGCGATGGTAATCTTACATTTTTACATATTCTAAATCGTGGTGCTTCATTGCCATCAAACGTTGTAAATATGGTGTCAAAAGCATATAAATTTCCATTATTTTTCGTTAAGAAATAATATTGATTATTAAAAAATGCGACTTCATTAGCAATAAAGTAATTTAAGTTCTCATCGCATGCATGGTAAAACTTATCAGTATTAAAATCGTAATAAAGAGATAAATTATCAGTATAGAAGTTGATGTGATAGAATAAATGTCCATCTTGCCTATATAAAAATGCTTGCGAATCTTGCGGCGCTGTTAATTGAGAAAATAAATAATCTATACCATCAGTCGTAATTTTTTTAGTTTCACCGCCATTTGTATAAACTATTATCGGGCCGGTCTTTTCATTTTGCGCGAGCCATACTACAAACTCATCGAGTGCAGCAATTGTTGCAGGATTTAGACAGCCATAATCAACGCTATAATTATTATTTCTTGAATACGGAAATAATTGATATCCAACATCTGACCATAACTCGGTAACCGTTTCGCCCATTACTACAATTAAATTCCCACGGGAAGGTACGCGAACAACAGCCTGTGTATTATCTGATTTTGTTTCTAGTAATCCTATGTGAGCTGCATCATCTGGCCAACTCGTACCATCATTTGAGTCAGATAATCTCCAAGTATTATTTGCAGGTGGTGAGTAAAAATTATCTTGTGAAGCAGCGCATAAAAAATAAGTGTCATGAAAATCTATATAACCTGGGGTAAAATCAATTGTACTAATTGTTTGAAATGATGGGGTTAACGTCCTATCATAAATATATAAATTTACATTATCTGAAAATAATATTTGAGGCTTATTATTTTCAGCGATATAAACAACACCGTCATCAGTTTGTAGAGTTCCAATATGTATTGCTTGAGTATCAAAAGTTTTTGCTAAGTTCTGATCGAAGAAAATATTTATCAAATAAACTTTCTCATCGACTACAGAAACAAGTCTATTTAATTTAGTACTCGTATGGATACCGCGTCCAACATTTCCTAAATTAAGATTTTGAACAGACTGATAACCAGCGTATGGGACAAGCCAATCATCACTTGAAAATAGATTGTATGTTTTTTCAATTGAAATTTTTGGATATCTGCCAAACGTACTTGAGCCATTTATGTTTATTGGAAATTGTTTGAAATTTTGGCCGCGATTAATCATGTAACAACCATCCATAGAGTATTTATATGAGCGTCAACCTAGTCTGGACGCCATCCGCGCCCCAAATTTATATCGCCGTAATTGTACCCTTGTGAATTAGCTGTTAGAACGCTTGACTTAATCATCTTAAGATCAGGCGGTGACATATACATTAATTTACGTTCATATTTTTTTAGTATTGCCGCAGATTCTGGATTAAACATAATTCCATATTCAGAACACATATATTGTGCTAATGCGTAACGTAGATATTCGATATACGAGGTGTCATATCCTTGATTAGCACTATTAATAAACGTATAAGGTAAACCAATTTCACTAATATTTGTTAAATCTGTATTTAGTGAAACATCGGCTAAAAATAATTTAACCATTGCTTTTGCTGGATAATTACTTTCAGGTAAAAAATATAATCCTAAATTCCCACCATTTAGTGCGCGGTTGTAATTCCAGTTAAACGGTAAAGTAGAGATATTATCAACTCGAGATGAGCCGTAGTAAGTACTTCTTGTAGTCGAATCCATTGGGTAACGGACTACACCTATATTAAAAGTTAATGACTCAATTGCAGCTATAAATGGTAAGAAATAAAATTCTTGGTTAGGGACTAACGGAAAAGTGATGTAAGTCCAATACGGTATAAGATCAGTTTCTATTTGCTTAAAATCTAGTAATGCATTTAACAGCATTAACCCGTCAGTTATCTGATCACCCGTAACTGTTTGAAGGTTACGGGCAACAATCCCTGATAGATACCATGAGCGTGTAATAAGCTGTTGCGCAGAGTAAGCCATGGCACACGCTCCTAGTGTGAGGTACTATCTACCTTAAGTTGGATATGCTACGTGGGGCGCACCAACCCAGCCGATTACAGATACATTGACTGAATCACTTGACGATGTGACTAAATAGTCAATAGATGCGTGTGATGATCCATTAACACCACCAATCACTGTTAGATATTGAGTCTGTGCAATACCTGCTGCAATACCCACAATAGTTGGTAATCCTGATGTCGAACTACTTCCTGTAGGCCTAAATTGGACAATGTCTCCAATTGCAGCGGGTGTAAATGAGACCAATAGATATAAAATTACATTAGGAAGAGTTCCAGTTGGAACTGGTGTATTAAGATCAATTCCTGCAAATGTCGTTGAATTACCACCAGATAATACAGATGATGCTGCAGATAAATAATAACCATTAATATCACTTAACACTTGGGGTTCATGCGTTGCATACACAAAGTGCAATGAGCCATCAGTCTCTATAAAACCACGAAGACGTAATGAATCGTATCCTTTTGGCAATAAAGGTGCTGCATTACTAGTAAGGCTCAGTAAACCTGCAGTTGCATTATATCCACGAGAATCGCCAATAATATAAATAGCATATTGAGTACTTGCTGCAATCGTTCCTTGATCTAAACCATTAACACCATTGATAGCAGAATTAATATAAATTGGTGGTTGATAGTTTTGGAATTGAATTGCTGGAAGATTTAAACCTTCTAGGTTTTGTCCGCCAATTACCATATCAATCATGTTGTTTGAATCACGACAAGCTCCTGGCTGAATGGCTAAGATAGTCGTTGATGCAACCGATATATTCATACCACTTACGTATAAATGCGGCAGTGAATATACTGGGTCATTTTGAATTTGTGGTACTAATCCGCCTGAAATCATTTGTCTTACTCCTGTAAATTAGACGGTTACAAGAAGTACCCGTCTTGACAATTATTAACCTTGGGATAGTGGGACTAGAATTCGCATGCAATATTCGGGAACAATTACAGAACCCCAAGTATTGTCATAGATCATTCCGGTTTGGTTTTGACCGAATAAAGAACCGTAAGTTAACCGAATAGAAACGCCGGTTTCTGGATCATATTCATTAGCGGTTGCGTATGGGTTTTGCTCTGGTAATTGCGGCATTGCAATATAGAATGCATCTCCACCAACAATTAAACCTGCACGATGAGATGGGAAAGTTAATAATTGCATCCCAGCTACAATAGGGTTGTTAAGGTTTTGATTAGCACCACCTGCCCAATTCAATGTGTTATTAATACTAATCGTTACCAACCCACTTGCATTAGAACCGGCATTTGCAGTTGCTGCAAACTGAACCGCATTAGCAGATGTGCTATGGCCAATGAAAGTTGAATAGCGCATATTTGGTTGCCCAGAAACCCCATCTTTAAACTGGAACATATCGCCTTGAAATACTGCATTGGCATCACTGTCAGTTGCACCACTGACGGTAATTTGCGTAACGTTTTGACCCGTAGGATCATTGGTACTAACAACTGTTAGGGTTTGGCCATTGACTCCGGTATCACCAGAAACATGAATAGGTAGTAAGTTTGATTGGTAGTAGTGGACTAATGGCGTTCCAAAATCACCAACTTCCCAACTCATTGCAATATCATCGTTACGGCGCGGTACAAACTGACTTAAACCATTACCAACGATTGATGGGATAACCGTATCTGGTAAATAGAATTTAATTCCTTCAGCAACGCTACCAAAGTTCTTAAACAACATAATTGCTTGTGCTAATTGCTGGTAAGAACTGATTGGACTAGAACCATCGCCAAAAAATCTAAAGGGCCCTGAAAAAGTATTAGGTGTTCCATTCAATTGACTGACGACGCCTGATACTGCATTTAATGCAATGTTTGCCTCAATCTGATTTGCAAGTTCAGCCATTGCAGATTTGCCAAATACACGCATGTAATCTTCTTCACCTTTCTCAAGGTTAAATATTCTTTGTTGCGCTATTACTGCAAAACTTGTGTTTGCTGCTTGATCGCAAACTAATTGCAATACGCGTTGCACTGCTGGCTCAAACGATGCAACTAGACCTGCAGCCGTAGTAAAGCGCGGTGGCAAATCAAAAGTTACTGATGAACCTAAATTACTTTGAATTTTATCGAAGTCTTTAAATTTAGTATTTGCTGTTGAGACAAATGAACATAAATTTAATAACAAACCGAGAGATGATCTTTGATACGTTTGCACTTGTTGCAAAATATTACTTGGAAATGCAGCCATTGTTGTTCTCCTAACTATTAATCCATTAACAGTTCGGACAACTATGCGTTATGTGTTCCTTGGTCTATCGGGGGGCATATTTCAAGGAGAAAAATTAAGCCCGATACTTCATCCTATAGTCTTTGACCGACATAACGCCATTATCCGTTCCGGTGTTAGAAGGTCGCATTTGTGAAAGAGGTTCATTCGGAGTTTTTACCTTTCCTGCAGCAATATTATCTTTAATTGATTGAGATAATTTCTGCGCTATTGGTAAAATATCATTAGGAAAATTTCTAGCTTTAATTTCAAGATCAATCAATTTTGATCTATCTTTCCCTAGTTCATATAATACATCTGCTGCGTTATCTAAATGATCTCCCAGCAACTGCACTACATTAGGGTATTGCTGTAAATTAATTCCCAATGCAACTTTGTCAAAATCTGGATATGTATCTCTGCCTGGTAGAACTTTATTATAGAAGTTTTGTACAGTCCTTTGTGCCATATCCGTTTGAGACTTGTTAAAAGCATCTTGCCTAATCGACTCAACATGGCGCTGCGCTTCTTCTGCAGCTAATTTTCTGATTCTGTCTTCGGGCAATTCGCTGAGCTGGGTGTTTGGGATTTGTGTACTGTGAGGTCTACTATCCCCATATTTCTGCTCAACGTACTGAGGTTGCTCGGTTTGCATACGTCTGTATGTTTCGATAGCCTCATTCTTTGTCCTTCTGACTAAATCATTAACTTCTGATTGTCTAAAAGTTCTTTCGTCTGACGCTTGAGGTGCTTGCGCACTTGATGGCGTTGGCGAAGGTACAGGTGTTGATACATTCGTATCTTGACCTTGGTTCATTCCATTAACCTGATCCATTCATGCTTCCTTAGCTATTAACCCCGCAACGGTAGATGATCCCCTCGCCTAACGAACGAGTCTCGTCTATTTATCCTCAAGAAATAGAAACTTGGGCTATTACCGCGCCACCGTGTGAAGTCCCCTGCTATCCGTCACAGGTCTACGTAATATTACTATGCGCTTAGATATTCTTTTTTGTCAATAGTAGAAAAAATACTCGATTGTCCATTATCATATTTTATCAACTCTTTTTTAAATTTAGTTTCGAAGTAAATTGGATCGATATCGATATAACTGAAGTACAAATAAAATAGTTTATTAGTGTGTGATATAAAATCTCTTGCATCATAAGAGAGCTCCTCATTAATACACGTCATTTTCTTTGATGCATTTTTTATATATTTAAGTAAAAAATCAATACAAAAACTTATATATTGATTACTATATAGATAATAGTTACTAACTATTTCTACGCATCTATCCACCAAAACGATTAATTTTATATGTTTTGAACCTTTTTGCGGTCTTAATTTAGGATTCCGTGGATGTTTGTAAAGTAGACAATCTGATATAGCTTGATTAATTATTGAAGCGACTAAAGCTTTGCATCCAGAAATTTCTGAATTATCCATACA